TACAGATCTAATAAAAACTTCGAAGAACTTAAGAAAAGATATCAAGAATTTTATTACACAAAAATTAGTAAAGATATTCCTATCAAAAGACTTTGATTTTAATTTAGATTTGTGTATATTATAATTTAACTTACTAATCTACTTATAGTAATAGGAGATTTGCATGAAGAACAAATTTTTGGAAGGTGTCGAAAACACAGAACTTCTTCATATACTTGAAAATAGCTACCTCAAAGAAAAAATTAATCTATTACTGTCAAACGAAAATTTAGTATACACAAAAAAAGGCAGACTAAATAAGTCGGGCGCTTGTCGTATCCTCAGTATGAAAAACAAAGAACTAGACACTTTCCTCGAAGAATGCCGCAAAATTCTTGAAGTCGATCAATTCTTGGAACCAGAAGAATACCAAAACTTACAAGAAGATAACGAATAATTTTTTATAAACTATTCCACAATTAAATAGGAGGCTCAAGCTCGTTGGGAATAATAAAGCCCGGAACAGATCCAATTGCATCTGGTTCATTTTCTGGGAACATAAGACTGGAAGCAAGACCTATTACTTCTTTTGTACATTTTTCCCAATAAGCTCTATCATATCTTAATGTCATCGTAACTTTCATAGCATTGTTTTGTCCCATATCAACTTCACCAAAATCAATATCAGTAGGAAAAGCATTCATGTATGTCCATGCTTCCATAGCATAACCACAACCATCTAACATAAATATTTTAACATTTCTTTTGAAATTACTATACAATGAACCATAAAAGTTCATTTTTATATCTCCACCCTCATTTCTAATATTATAAATTTTAGTAATCCACTCCCATGCAGGATTGGTTTCAGCTACATCGTAAAGCGTTACTGTAATTGGATTCCATTCAGGTCTATCAGCAAACCAAATTGTTTCCGCTAAATGAGGAATATCAAATTCTTTAAACTTCAGTTTAGGTCTAGCAGACTTTTCTTCTATTAAAACATCCGTCAAGAAACGAAGACTACCAACAGCACCCCTATGAGTGATGTCCGGTATATACATCAAAAAACGGTTTTGCCTCTTGAAAACAACAGATGAGGCAAAACCGATTCCCATATTAGGCATAATTCAATCCTATTATCAATACGTTCCAGTTGCTGGAACATTAACATTACCTGTACATACAGGCTGGGTGCATTGCTCAGCAGTAATTGGATTGCAATGACTTTGATAAGTTGCAAATGAATATCGAAGATTTACAGAAATTTCACATTCTCCAGACTCAGAATAACTAAGATCACCAAAATCCATCTTAGTGGGCCAACAGTTAACTAAGTTCCACTGTTCTAAAGCATATCCGCAACCGTCTAAAAGCAAGAGTTTACCAAGTCCTGCATAACCTTGACCATCAGCAGTATAAGCATAACTTCTCTGTGTTGCAGAAATCTGAGTTGGCGCTCCGTTTGCAGGAGCATTAAAGTTATAAACTCTGTTAACCCATCTGAGCAAATTGCTTACAGTTGCATCACCCTGAACAGCAACATCATAGTAAGTAAAATCAAGAGCTTCAAATGTTGCTTTACCGGGAATCCAAGTTTTTCCGTTCAAGAAATTGATTTCTGTGCCGTCATCAACTGTGATACTTGGTCTTTTCGCAGTTTTAACATATTTTCCAGATACGTTAAAACTGGGATCACCACCGATGTTTTCTACAGAAAACACCCATCTATATTTACGTTTGAAAGCCACATTATTAAGTGGACCTATTCCCATGTTATTTGCTGTAATAGCCATTAAAATCCTCCCTTTATATCAATTAATATTTTGTTATGCTAAAGTCCTTACTAGGTTAAATTCGATGAATATGAATTCGATAGCGTAGACTGGAACAATTCCAATTCTTGCTCTCAATTCGTTTCTTGCAATTACATCTGATGTGTTTAATTCTTCGTCACATTTGATTGAATAGCTTTGTGCGCCAGAGTTTGCAACAAGATCAGACAAGATCTGAGAACATTTTGTTACAAATGTTGACCTTGTTGCTGCTGTGTTTGGCTCAAAGAGGAAGCTCTTAGCAGCATTTTTAATTGTTTTTTCGACATAGAATAACATTCTGCGAACATTTACTCTATCGAGAGCAGTCGGTGTTCTCTGAAGAGTTTTCTGACCCCAGATTACAAATCCAGTAATGTCTGGATAGGTAATAATTGGATTGATAGCATTATTGTTACCATACATCAAATCACGTTCAGCCAAGGTTGGTCTGCTGAATACATTGTTGATATTTGGCACAACACCTCTGTTCAAGCCTGCTGGAGCAAACCAAGGACCAGATTGTGCGTCACTTTGGCAGTATGCAGCTAATACTGAACCTGAAGGAGGAACCCAAACAGGAATATTATTGAACACATCGGTTTGTTCAACCCAAGGATAATACAAAGCAGCAAAGTCTGTATCGAGTCTAGCTGAATTTAATGGATGAACACCATTTTGCCAGTTAATGATTTCATTGACAGTTAGTCCAAATGGAGGATCAATAATAGCAAGACAATCTTGACGATATGTTTCACAGAGATCAATTAAAGCTCTTACAACTGCTGTTGAGCTTCTTCCCGGCGTAGCAACCAAATCAATATCAATTTGTTCTGGTTCAGATAATGTGTAAAGACCAGTTCCAGCAGTTGCATTGCCAATAACAAGGTCATCCTGATTATCAGGATCGATTGGAATTCCATCAGTACCACCGCTTAGAAACAATCCAGTTACACCTGTATTTGCAGGAGGAGCTGGTACTGAAGTATTGTCGGTAACTCTGATGAAGCTGCTAACAGTATTAATATAAGATTCAACATAGAAAGAAGATAGTTCATTCTTGGTCAAATTGCCCCAAGCTTCAACTTGCTGTCCATTATTGTATACTTGTATTTGGAAAGTGCCATCATAAGGATTAGTTGTGATGACAATAGCAGTTTTGTTTCCTTCAATTCCGGGACTGTCAGCGTATACTGTGAAGCTGATATCACTTGATGTGTTGGAGCTACCAGTTACTTTTCCACCTTCGTCAGTATTACCATCGCCAGTAACTCTGGGAGGAGATGTACCAACGGCTGTAGTATTACTTAGACCAAAAACAACATCCAATGTACTTGATGTTTTAACAACCAATCTGCTACCAGCACCATAAGCAATGGTATTAAGAATGATGTGGTCAGATCCATCGGTGCTGGCTTCAAATCCACCGGGGAAACCAATGGATGATATTTGTGTTTGGATTTCTGTCAAAACTTGATTAGTTGTCCAAGAAGAACCAGCGAGTGCTGACAAGTCGATTACCTGAACAACATCATCGATATTTACGTTTCCTGTGCCGCTAATAACAACTTGGAGTGCATTAGCAAGATAATCTGCGCTAATTCCACTGAAGTTCCAAGTGCCAGCTGATGTATAAATATCATCAGGATAGTTTGTATTAGTTCCTGTGAGGATAGCTTGTGTCATATCTGTACCAAGACCAACGATGCTTGATACACCGCCATAAATGGAATCTTGATATGAAACTAATTCGATTGAAGAAGTGCTTCCGAAAGCCCAAACAGATCTTAGACCTAATGTGTCACTGCTTGTTTTATAGAATTCGATACCATCAATTTCTTTATTTAGACCAAGATTTAAGGCTAAAACAAGTTCGTCTATGGTATATGTGTCTGCGTCAATGGTAAGAATCTTGCTTGCAAGAACTCCGTTTAATTTCCAGCTGAAGTAGCTATCAACTGCAAATACATAAGGACCAGTAACACTGCCAATGATATCAACTACACCACCAGTTGCAGGAACATCAGCAGAAGCTGATGTCGCTTGTGTGCTACTGGTTGGATCTGTGTCTGCAACTCTTGTAATAATGAGTTCGCTTGAAACTCTAAGAATTTGTTGAGCAGCATAAATCAAATAAGGATCGCTGGTGTCAGGATGTGGATTACCAAATTTGGTAACAAGATCTGTCAAACTAGTAACACTAGTTGGTGTATTAATTGGACCCTTGCTTGCAAATCCTACTAAACCTATCTTGTGGAAAGTTGTAGAAGGACTAACAAAAGTCAAGTCATTTTCTGTGATTCTCACAGAAGGACTGATTGTGTTGCTTGCAGGAAAGCCTCGTAAAGTTGCCATTTTACTTTTCTCCCTCAGTCAAAATATTATTTTGTACATATCTAGTCTTAATAAGACCCATTTTTTCTACTCTTTCTATATATGCAGTAGACCTTTCATCTTCTAAATTATAAATATTTTTTTTAGAACCAATTCCCGGAATGTTCAATGTTGTAAAAGAATTTACTTTTTTTCTACTCTTGATAACAAGCTGAACTGGGTGCTTACAAACATTTGTAATTTCTATCATAATGTGGGTGCCATCTCCTCAATTTTGGCTAAAACTTCAGTAATTGTTGATTCTTCTATTGAGTTTACTAGATCTGCTTTTACAACCTTGATTACTGAATCGTATATCTTTGCTGGCATAGGTACAAAAGTTTCTGCTGTAAGTCCAAACTGAAATTTTATTACCCTTATTGCTGCATCTCCCGGTTCTGTTTCAAGATTACTAGCGATAGAATCTAATTTAACAATTACTTCTTGTAATACGCCTCTTACTTTTATGTACGCTACCAAACTAAATTTTGTGACTATTTGTTCAAGTATTTGGTTCATATCTTCTAATTGCATTGTCCAAGCATACAGCGTATAAGAAATATTAATTGGAATTCCTCTAGCAACACCAAACAATGTTTCTTTATTTGCAAATTTATTTTCTTTTGTTGGTTCAAATCCATTGTATGCTTGCACATAGCTTAATGCTTGATGGTATGTGTATCTTTTGGAATCAAATTCATACCCAGTTGCACTAATTGCAAGCATTGGTAATTTGATTCTATCAACTACAAGTGTTTCGTCTTTTCTTACATTTTGTTGTAAGATTGCAGCCACTGCTCTTTCTTGAGTTGCCCAGATTATTGGAATTTGATGTGCTTTTCCATCTTCATCAATTACAACAATATTTCTGAATAAGTCTATTACGCCTTCATCAGTTCCTCTGAGTGACTTGGAATATCTGTAAATTGTGTCTTCGTTTAATCCGCTTGCTGGTTCGTTGACAATTTTGCCTGCTTGCATTGGATCACAGTTATTAGCTGCGCCATTGCCGAGATTGTTGACAAAATTATCTCTTAACCAATCAGCTGCACCATTATCTCCGACATTATTTTGATTGTCAGGTTGCATGTGACAATCCATACCCGGAGGTGGATCTTGATTATTTGACCGTCCAAGCAAACTTGGATCTGGGCAAGGATTTATTTGTTTTTCGTATTGGTTTGGATTTGGACCTATAGGTAACATGAAATTATTTAGTATTATTTGTTCGAATTTCACTGTAATATATTATGGAAAAGAAAACCAAAGTGCTTTATAGAACTTATGGCACCAGTATTGGTCCCCGTAAGATCAAGATTGAAATTCCCGGTTTTGCTGGTGAATCAAACGACCATGCAAATGGAAGTAAAGCTCAACCTTTCCATTGTTTGCCATTTGTAGACGGAAGCACATATGGTCTTGAATTAATATATCATTTTGAAACAACAACTATTGTCAGAAACGTAAAAGGTAAATTAATATTTGATGGGGATTGGTCTAAAGAAAAATTAAATGTAAAGTATTCGACAATTCCACCGTTTGGTACATTTGCAGAAGGACATTATGGATTCACATCAAGTCTTGATATTATGCCGCCACCGGGACATATTATCAGAGTAGAACCACATCCTAGCTTTTATACAGATCCAACTTGGTCAACACCATGTGCTGTTCCCGGTCATATCCAGTCAGAATTTTGGAGTAGTATTTTCTTTGTTGTATTCAAAGCTCCTCTTGAAGGACAGCAGCAAATATTCCAAAAAGGCAAACCTTATGCACAAATTTTCATTTTACCTAAAAAAGCAACTTATGAAATTGAGGAAATGCCTCTTGATGTTCGGAAGAAAAGAGAAAAAAGAAATGATATTGTTTTCAACAATAGAAGAAAAGTTGCTAAACACAACTGGAGAGATAATTTAAATCAAGAGTTTGATGACAAGTACAAACAACTTAAGATGATATTTGAGAAAAAAGGCATTGATGGCGTTGATGCATTCTTAGAAAAAATTGCATGTCCTGTTGTTAAAGGCAAACTACGTTACAAATTAGTCAACTACAGCAAACTCAATAAGAAAAAACAAAAATAATTTTATTTTACAAATGCAAGTAAACATTGCAATAGCTACAAATATAAACTTTTATAAAAATACAATTCCTATTATTGTCAAATCTTTGATTGATGCAGGAATAGACAAAGAATATATATTCATTTTCAATGGTGGGTTTGACAAAAGAGAAGAAATTGTTGAAAATGAAATAAAAACAATTTTTTTAGATCATAATTCTTTTGAATATGCGCCGCTTATTGATATAGCAGAAAATAAATTAGAATCTAATTATTGGTTTTTAATTCATGATACTTGTAAAGTTGGACCAAATTTCAAAAATATTTTGTGTTCTGTTGCATGTTATAATCCAATAAAAGTTGCTTTAAAAACATCTCCATCAATGTCTATTGGATTGTATAAATATGATTACATATTAAAATATTACGATAAATTAATAAAAATCAAAAATAAAGATTATTCTTTAGAAGGTTTACAAAAGTGGAAACAATGGGGAATTGCTTCGGAAGATTATTTATTATGGAAACATGAACCTGAAAATACAACTTTATTTAATCCAGATAATTCTTTCACGAAAATCAAACAAGAAAATTGGTATGGTCAGTCAACAGTAAGAATTGTTGAGTATTATCCCCAATTGGACTTATATAAAAATAAATCCAATTGGTTTCCTAAATCTTGGATGGAATTAAATCTTTAAAATAAAGTTATTTGAATAAATAAATATTATGAAAACATTTTTTGATTGGATGGCAAGTTCTAAATATTACACTGAAGATACAAGAACAGGCATGCCTGTTGCTCCTAATCAGCAACAAACAACTGGTTTCCCAGATAATCGTGA